GCAGGCATTATATATGTTTTGTCTTTTGGGATTTCCATTTTAACTCTAAAGTCCTCTATTTCCTTTAGGTTTTCATCAGTACCATCCCACACAGGTTTATAGTGGTAGTCTTTATGATAATCAAGTGTTTGTTTTATTTTTTCATAATTAAGTCTAAACTTATTATGTTGCTTAATCATTCTTTCGTCTGCCACTTTTCCTTTAGGCGTAACAGCACCAAGTATGGGTACAGAATTACTAAATTTCGGACTAAGAGAAATAAGCCCAATAGGATAATCGGTGTCCAAAAAATGACTTCCTTCAGTTTCGATAGTAATAAGGATATTCCTTTCATTTGCAAAGTGTGTTAATTCGTTTACTAGTGCTGGATGCATAGTTGGTGATCCTCCAGTTAACATCATTTCTTTTACGTGAGGATTGTCGTCATATATTTTTACAATATCATTAAATGTAAATGTTCCTTTCTCTGGGTGTATTGAAGTATAAAAGGAATCACACCAACCACCTTCTCCAAAGTAGCATCTATGTGTACACCCAGTGGTTCTTACTGCAATTGTTGGTCTACCAAATCTACTTCCTTCACTTTGAACACATCGGTATAGTTCTAGTACAGGAAGGACTTTATTATAATCTTCAATTCTTTTCATTTAATTTTTTTTCTTTTTTAACAACTTTAGTTATTTTTTTATCAACTTTATCCATTTTTTCAATTAAGGAAAGGGCAGAAATATAATCCCCTAAATTTAGAGCCGTATCAATTTCTTTATCTATCTTACCTTTCTCAAGGGATAAATATCTTTTTCTTAAAGCACTATAATCTGTGGTTTTATTTATTTTGGGTTTATTGGAAAAGAGTCTTTTAATTGGTAACATAACCTTTGATATTATTTTCATTCGCAATAAATACTTGAATTTTTATCATTTTCAAAGCACTCCACCTTTACTACTTTACACCTTCCCGCATCTGTTTTTGATAGAACTTCATTAAAATGTTCGTAAACCATTTTAGCACATGATTCTGCTCCCATTTTATCCATTACTACTAACTTACAAATACCTTCCATCGCTGCTGATTGGAAGAAGTCTAAATAAGGGTCATCTTTCTCAATTAGTAAAGTATGGTCAAATTTATCATTCATCCACGCTTTTAAGCCATTACCAATTGGTTTATCTTTAAATCCACCATAGTCTACAATCCAATTCATATCGTCTAAACCATCATTTTCATCATCTGGTGTGTTAGATTCAAACCATACTTTAAATTTTAAAGCATATCCATGTAATAATTCACAGTGTGAGTGTGATGCTTTCCATTGTCTTAAGGCAACTGAATAGTTGTCAAATATTTTTGTTGATTGAAATTTTCCCATTATACTAATTCTTCTAAGATTCCTATTATTTCACTAAATATAAGAAGGGAAGTTGCTATTCCCAAACTAAAGGGAATAAAACAATAACCTGCTATTCTAACCCCTGATTTAATAAAACTAAAAATTCTATGCCATTTTTGGTTGGGCATATGTTCTTGGTTTTGTTTTATAATTCCATTTGCCTCTATTCTTCTAAATTTAGAATTCATTATTTCTCTATCGCTCATATTAATCTATATTTAATTTAACATTAATGTACGTATTCTTCTTTATACATCCAAATGTAACCATAAGCACTTTTTCTTTTTCCATTACAACATTCAGATATAGCAGAGGATGGTTTATTTAATGATTCTCCTGCTTTAACCCCACTTTTAAAGTATTGTATATAATTGAATTGTTTATCTAATTGAACCACGGGTATAGATCGGAGAAGAGTAATATGGGGGTTTTTTCTCCCTACATTGGATTTGGAAATCTTTTTATTTCTTTCAGAACCAGACTTATAATGTTTTTTGTTTGATTCTTTTATTTTTTCTGTTCTTTCATTATTATAACATTCATGTCCCTTTTTAGCTTCTGAAATTTTTTTAATTGTTTCCGGACTTAATATTGAATTTTTCATTCTTTTACTAACATCGGGGCGTTTTTTCCCCTTAAGTTTTTTAGAAGTTGTGGGACGCGGGGTATTACTCATTTTTCCCCTTACTTCTTTAGGATGATATTCAGGACCTCCCCCACCTTTATTTTTATTCTTTAGCTTAAACCCCCAACTAATAAACTGTTCAATCCAATAACATTCCCAAAACTTCCATTCTTCATTCTCTACCGAATCTAACTCGAATATAAAAACTTCTTCTTTTAACCTTCTTTGAGTTTGGGATTCCCTCATAGATAGTGAATTTTTAGTTTTCCCTATATATAAAGGAATCCCATGTTTATCAACAATGCAGTAAATGCTTACTTTCATATTTATAATAATTTATGTGGTGCCACTATAAATATCATGAATATCAGTTTTTTAACTATGTTCTGTTAAGACTTTTTGAACATGGTTAACTACTTTACCCCAAGAAGCTGTACCCTCTTCATCTTCATAAATTACAGGGTCAGGACGACCTAATTTAATAAATGCTTCAACTCGTTCTACACTAGATGCTGATTTATAGTCACTATTTCCACTAGGGTAGGGTTTATATGAAGTATTAGTTCGTTTGTAGACTTCATCAAAATCTAACCCTAATTCTGTACATAGTACCTCGCCATCCTTTAGAATGTCAAACTTATCCCCATGAAGATATGGAGTGAAAGAACTAACACTTTCACTATCCCAATTCCCAATTCTAAAAGTATGATCATCAGCATCTCTCCATTCTTGCCTGCAGTCAGGATAAACACCGAAATCTCCAGCGTGGATTCCTAAAGCGATATCTGTATTTTCTCCTGTTCTACCTACAATAGATAATGCTATTGCCTGGATAATTGATGAAAATATTTTATTTCTGTTAGGTACTACGGTTTGACGTTGATTATCTTCTTCATAATGTCCTTCAGGTACTTCTTCTCCACCTTCTACTAAGGATGAATTTAGTAATTGAGATAAACCATCTAATTTAATTGTTTGATAAGTAATAGGTTCAAAATTATGTTTATTACCAGATACCCCATCATGTGTTTCAGAATTACTATTTAAGTAATCTACTAATTCTTGTGCTCTTTCTAGTTCAACTTTGTGTTTTTGACCATAATCAAAGGAAATAGCTGTTACAGTATCATACTCTTTCAAGCATCTAAGTAGTAAAGTGCTACTGTCCATCCCTCCTGATAGGCTAATTGTACAATGTTTTTTCATAATTTTTTTATATTTTAATTTATTTATTTTTAAAATGGTAAATCTCCGTCATATGTGTCTTGTGGGAGAACAAATTCTTCATTATTTTCTTTAGCATAAAAATAATCATCTAAAAATTTCTTTGTATAACAAAATACTTCTCCTTTATAAACAGGGTTTGAAACCTCCTGTGTTACGTGTTGTTGTTTATGTTTCATTGCTGCTTTATTTACTTCATCTCCTAATACTGGTCCTGCAGCTTTACCTAAATACTCATACAATGAGTAATACTCTACTTTGTTTCTAATTTGCATATTCTTTATTTTTTTGTGGTATAAATTCTTTAAATTTCTTTACGTTATATAATACTAAATCCCAATTTTCACTATTACCTTCAAATTTATCTACTTTATGGGGTAATTTATCTTCTAATCCATAATCTTCATATTTAACTCCTGCTAAACCATGAATTACTGGATTTGAAGTGTCTATTGATTCAATAAAGGGCATGTCTTTATACCAACTGAATTCTTGTGGTATATTACATCCTAGTAAATGAACTCTATCTTTTGAGTTTATTAATTTGCTTTGGTAAAATTCTTTTATGGTATTATATCTTCCATGAGCTTTAGTTACAAACTTGTTATTTGAGTCGGGTGTTGATTTTAGTCCTTCCTTATAATACCAATCTGCTCCATAACTAAAAGCGATTTTTTGATAACCTTGCATCTTTAGAATTTGATAACATTCAAAAGCATCACTCTTACAATCAGCTTGAACTACTGCTACCGGTGTTGTTTCTTCAGGATATTTTTTGTTTACCCATTCTTTAGCTGTAACTAGTGTTTTAGTTTTATCTTGCCAATAATCTGGAACTATAAATTCATCAGGTTTGAAATAATTCATCCAATACCATAATCTTTTAGAATCATATGGTTTACCTAATTCATGTAAGGAATTGTCCATAATGATATAACGACCCATTTCCTTGGATTTTTGGAAATAATCTTTATATTCTTCGCTTTCATCTAGAAGATGAGGTAAAATGTAGCAGTAATCATTAAAAGATCTGCTTTTATTTAAATACGGAATTGGTACTTCATGTGATACTTTCATATAACTTTAATTTGCATTATGGGTAAATATAATGACTTTAAGTCAGGAAGCCAAATGATTTTTACGAAATAGTTAGAGAAAATTCACCTGTTCCTTTAAGATAAGCTGAGGAAGCTGCTACTGTTGTTGTTGGAGCAAATGTGAATGATGTAATCCCTTCATGAACCACAGTTCCAAATACAAATGAAGATGTTACTAAACCATATAACTCAGCATCAACATAAGTTCCAACTGCATTTTTAGGGGAGGTATTATCATAAACTCCTGTTGAAGTAGGAATTGTTTGTAATACAAAATATGATGACCCTGATGGGTTGGTAAATGTAAATGTTTTGGTCCCTGATAGTATTTCAGTTAATGAACCTGTACCCTTTAGTTGATCTGATGTGTAAGTAGCCATGAATTGATTTGTTATAAATATTATAAATTATATTTATCTTTCCATTTTTCAACAAAACTCCTACCCACACCACATTCTAATATAATAGCATTTGATGGAACTCCTACTAGTTTAGGAGCAGATAAAATGTAATCAATGTTTTCATTATTGAATACCTTCATTTTAGTTTTTGCATTTGAACGATTTGATGATTTAAATACTAGAACTACGGGTAATTT